CGAAAAAAGAAAATCATTCACAACAATGGAGATTCTCCTGGGGGGAGAGGAATTCTTGTTGTTACACGGAAAAGAGATCTCGAATAGATACTGAGTGGAAAAAAGAAAGAGTCTGGTGTGTGACATCCTCAACCTCTTTCCTAATATGTCGAAGGAAAGGAAAAATTTTTGTTACAGGGAACACAACGGGCTTCGATTATCCTGACGTCGATTTGATCGCCATGTGCCGCCCTACCATGTCGCCAGGCTTGTACGTGCAGATGGCAGGGCGCGGAATGCGGGTAAAGTCCCACACGGATCATTGTCTCGTTCTCGACTTCGCCGGGGTGGTGCAAACGCACGGTCCGATAACCGCCGTTCGTCCGCCATCGAAAAAGGGAACTGGGCAAGGTGTGGCGCCAGTGAAGGTATGCGAGAGGTGCCATGAACTTGTCCATCCGGCAATCCGCGAATGCCCGGCTTGCGGGTTCGTTTTCCCGCCGCCGCAGCCAAAGAAACTAGCACTTCGAGACGTGGACATCATGGGGCGAATCGAACCTGAAGAGATGCAAGTGGACGCGTGGGAGTGGAAAGTCTACACCTCGCGGGCCGGGAAGGAGATGGTGACGGTCACTTACTGTAACGGGTTTTTCGCGAGGGTAACCGAGTATCTTTGCCTGCTTCACGGGGGTTATGCCGGGGCCAAGGCGGTGCAAACTCTGGCCTTGATAGCGCGAGGTTGCGGGGTAACGTGTCCAGAACCGTATGACCTTCAAGGCGTGGTGGACGCTATGAGCGCGTGTCCTGCACCGAGCGGCATAGCCTACACGCAGGACGGCAAGTATAACCGAGTAATAAGAAGGTGGTGGGATGGTGGGGAAACACAACCCAACGGACTTTGAGGACAACTACATACCCACTGAACACGAGGAGCAACGGGCATTCGTCCAGTGGTTCCGGCGTACTTATCCCGAGATACGGATATTTGCAATCCCCAACGGCGGCGCCAGGAACATGGCCACCGCCGGACGGCTCAAAGCCGAGGGCGTAGTGCGCGGGGTGCCGGACTTGTTCGTCCCCGCGTGGCGGACGTTCATTGAGATGAAACGGATTAGAGGCGGGCGATTATCGCCGGAGCAGAAAGACTGGAAGACATACCTTGAGAGCATCGGATACCGGGTGTGGGTGTGCGCCGGGTTCGAGGTCGCAAAAAGGGAGGTGGACTCGTGGCTGACCTATCGCGCCTGTTCGGTGGACGTCCCTTCATAGTCGACTCTACCACGCTTCTGTCACCGGAGGAACAGCTGATAGCGGCGATAAAAGACGCGGGGATGAATCCACCTTTAACTGTCGCCTTCGATAGCGCATTCCACAGGTTCAACCCGGACGGCAAACAGGGCAACCGCTCGGGCTGGTACGTGGTCAACGGCGGGAATTTTCACGCCGGAGCATTCGGCAACTGGAAGACAAACACATCCATCCGCTGGTGCGCCGACAAAGGGCGCGAATTGACGGCGGCTGAAATAGCAGTCCGTGACGCGCAGCAAATGAAGGCCGCTCGGCTGGCCGAGGAAGAGCGGGCTAAGGCCGCCGACCTTGCCGGGGACCTTGCATCTACGATCTGGGAAGACTGCCTGCTCGCCACTGCCGATCATCCGTACCTTCAACGCAAAGGGGTACAGGCGCACGGGGCAAAGGTGTCCGGCGACGGACGGCTGGTGCTGCCGCTCTATGATGAAAACGGCGAGCTGGCGACGCTGCAGTACGTAAACGCGGACGGGAAAAAGGAGTACATCCGTGGCGGCCCTACCAAAAACAAGTTCTGGATGATCGGCGAACTAAAAAGGACACTTTATGTAGCCGAGGGTTTTGCCACGGCAGCATCAATCCACGAAGTTACAGGAGAGGCCGTCTGCATCGCCTACACCGCCGGTAATCTGTCGGGCGTGGTGGGGGTTATGCGCGAGAGTCTGGGAGCGCAGCAAGATATTCACATCGTGGCGGACAACGACAAAAGCAAGACCGGCGAGCGCGAGGCGCAGAAGGCCGCTGAACGGTGGGGGGCGCGGTGGACGCTTATCCCCATCGAAGGACAGGACGCGAACGACTACGTGCAAGCTGGGCATGACCTGCTCGCCCTTCTTGAGCCGCCGACAGGGGGGTGGCTTGTCCCGGCGGACGAGTTCTGCCAAAAACCCGCGCCCATTAGATGGCTGGTGAAAAAGTGGATTCAGCGAGACGCCTTGATCATGGTGCATGGGCCGTCAGGCTGCGGAAAAACCCTCATGGTGCTCGACTGGTGCGCACGGATAGCGTCCGGCGTGTCAGACTGGAACGGACGACAAGTGAGGGCGGGCCGTGTCGTGTACCTTGCAGGCGAGGGTCATTGGGGGCTTCGTGCAAGGCTGGCCGCGTGGAGGCAAAAGTATGGCACCGACGGATTGGACATGTGGGTTTCAAAAAGTGGTTGCAACCTCAATACCACGGGATATCCAACCGCAGTGGAAAGCATTCGCGCCTTACCCTATCCACCGGACTTGATAGTGGTGGACACGCTTCACCGATTCCTTGACGGCGACGAGAACAAGGCCCAGGACGCGAAGTCGATGCTGGACGCTTGCGCGCGAATCATGCTTGAGTTCGGATGTTCGGTCATTCTGGTGCACCACACGGGCGTATCGGACGAGGCGCAAAACAGGGCGCGGGGATCGTCTGCATGGCGCGGCGCGCTGGACGTGGAAATATCCGTCGTGCCATGCGGGGCCGAGACCTTCCAACTGATACAACGGAAACAGAAAGATGGCGAACTTGAGGACACGGTGTACATGGAACTTGAGAAGGTTCGACTGCACGGCTGGATAGACGAGGACGGCGACCCTGTGGACAGTGTGGTACCGGTGCCGGGGACGAAGCCGCCAGAGGTGAAGGGCGATTCCAAGCTGGAAAAGGCTAAGGTGTTATTCCAAAGGGCGTGGTTTCATGCAAAATGCGGGATGATGATTGGAGACCCACATGTAAGCAAAGACGAATTCGTAACCTTCATGATGGAAAGTGAAGGCAGTTCCGAGGAGACTGCAAGGCGAGAGACTCGAAGCGGACGCAGCGTGGACATGCTACTAAAGGAAGGAATAATCGCCAAATACGGCGACGGGTGGCGGGTGACGGACGCGGAGTATAAAACCACTATGATGGTGTTGAAAAATGGGTAACTATGGAATACGTGTTATTCCAAAACAGACTGGACGTCACCCCAAGAAAAGCATACATAAAAATAGCAATTGTAGCCAGGTCGTCTACAAAATAAGTTTGTCCGCCGGACGGACAAAAACCTTGTCCACGTCGAGAGGCAAAAAAAGGCTTGTCCGTTTTTGTCCGCTTCTTGTCCGCCCTTCAAAGCTAGTGTTCATCGGCGTTTACAAGCTTTGTGTACAAAAGCGGACAAGGCGGACGGACAAAAAATGGCGGATGCGTGGCGGCGGACGGCAGCGGACACACCCCTATAGGGGTGTCCGCCCGTCCGCCCGTCCGCGGTCGAGATTTGACCGACGCATTTTTGTAAGCGTTTCGGGGTGTAACCAAGATTACTTTTTTCCCAGGCAGTGTTTTATCCGCAGACGGCGGGAGGGGGTTTTTTAGGATGGGAAAACGACGTAATTGGAAAACCCCTGATTCCTTGGAAAAGATCATGGCACAGATTGCCGAGGAGGATGGGCTAAGCGAGATGGCGAAGATGTACCGACCGAAACCCGAGCCGCTCAATGATGAGTTGTCAAGCTGGTTATGGCTGCGAAAATCTTCATTGCGCCACTATGCGAGCATTGGCGGGAAACACATCAAAGGTCGCTCAGGTTGAATATGGTAACCCCTCAAGGTGTTTTCACCTCTCAGGGGGGAACGGAATCAATCCGGGGCGTTTTAGGGGCATAGCATAGCGAGGTGGTAGAGATGGGAAACGTCTTATTACGCACTTGAGGCAAAGAAGCTGGTGCACCACTGGCACGCGAAAGTGGAAAACGAAAAGAAACGCATCGCGGACGAAAAACAGCTGAGGTTGTGGTGGCACGGGCGAAGCGACACCTGACTATTGGCGCTGTACGCGGTGGCGTGATCAGACAGCGAGGGGAAGCCCTTTGAGGAGGAATCGAATGTGATGGCGACGAAGGCACAAATAGACAGATACAAAAAATTGCGCGAGGTGGAGCCGGGCTTAAAGGAACTTGAAGCAGAGATCAGGCAGGAGAGCCCGAGTCCGGACGGGAGATATTGCGCAAACAGAGCATGGTATAGCAAGTACAAGCCGAGGTTGTGTCTGCTGGTCGGCTGGGAGGCACGGAACCCGGAGCTGCGAAGCATGAAGGACTACGACGCGGCGTATCAGAGCCTGTACGACTTGCTGCCGAACTGCAACGGCTGCTTCTGCCTGTAGGAGGCTCTGACATGAAACGTATTCTATCCACCGCGCTCGTTGCCATCGCACTCTATGCTCTCTCTATGTACGACGCTATGCGACAAGCAGAGAAAAGGTGTATAGAACTTGCCGGGCAGCTACAGGACATGGTGACGGCCTTGCACGAAGCACATGAGGAGATATTGCGGCTGGAGTCGATGAAAGACGATTTTACGACGCTCAATATACAGCGAGTCGTCGCCACCGGCTACGCCCCGCTGGACCCGGCGGCTAAAAACGGCATGTGTTACCAAGGAGATCCAGCCGTCACTGCGTCAGGCGAGCCGACGCAGCCGCTGATCACGATAGCTGCGGGGCAAGATATCCCCTTCGGCTCCTGGGTGTGGCTCGAACACTTCGGCTGGCGGCGGGTGGACGATCGCGGAGGCAAGATCAAACCTGGCCACGTGGATGTCTGCTTCCCGACGCGAGCTGAGGCGCTGGAGTGGGGGCGGCGCGAGATACTGATGATTGTGCCGGGGTGGGAGTGATGAGAGACATGATGAGCAAAGCCGAAAGGGGGAATAGTGATGGCAATAAGGCGCACTGCTGAGCAACAGATAAGCGATATCAAGCAATATGGACGGCGAATGCCTGGGAGAAACGCCTTGATAACGCACTTGACGGGCGGCGAGAACACAAGAAAGGATGCCATATATGCAAGGTGTTATTACTGCATGGACCTTGACTCGGGGAGTTGGAGGACGTGTGATGAAAAACTTTGCCCACTCTGGCCATATAGCCAGTTCGGCGGCAGACCAACCACCAGCCGCGAACCATTGAAGGGAGCAGATTGACGCGATGGAGAACGAGCTAAGCGGCGACGAACAAGCTACTGCGGAGGAGCTGCTGAAAGAGCTTGCGGAGGAGCTGGCGGGCTATCCCGTTTGCCCACTCTGCAGTCGCCTTCAATGGCAGCACAAGATGGGCTGCATAATGCCGGAAGTTTACGAGCGGTTCGGAATCGAGCCGAAGGACGAGGACTACAAGAGCGACTTGGACTGCACGCGCGACGTCAGGATGATGCTCGATACGATAGATCGACACTCCGGTAACATGGGATAGTTGAGGAGGGGCGCATATGTTCGACGAACTCTGCATAAAAGCCAGCGAGCTGGCAGTGAAAATCAGCGATGTGAAGAAGAAGGTCGAGGCGATGCCGCCGGGGCTTGAAAGGGCGCACGGCCATGCTCGAATTTCAGCACTTGGCGAAATCGCTTGTCGCATGTCTCCCGGACGAGGAGCAGGAGCTTGTCAGGTATCGCTCGGATGCGCTCGAACGGGCCGCGCCGGAGATGCTGGCCATCCTCGAAGAGTTGCGCGAATCCTCAACGTGCTGCGGTACATACGATCTGCTTGACGAAACGACATGGGCGTCTCCCGATCTGGCGGACAGGATCGAATCCGCCATCAGGAAAGCGAGGGGCGGGGAATGACTGAGTACCACATAATCGCCGGAGTAATCTGCTACATCGCGACGGTCGCCGGAGCCTGCTTCTGCTTCTGGGTGCGCCGATGACACGCGAGGCGAAGGCAATCGAGTTGCTTACGCGCGTGTTGGATTATTTCCTCGGAGGAATCGCGTTCCCCGAAAAAATGGAACGACTGCTCGGAGAGATTGAAGCCTACCTGACGGAGATCGAGGCGGAGGAGCGGGATGCGCTGCGAAAGTAGATGCTTCCCGCTCGGTAGCCGTTGTGGATGGGATTGCTACGCCATATCCACACAGGCAAGCGAGAACGGCATCAGGTTGAACGAAACGGATAAAGACGGGTATTCGCTCCTCTTTGAAAAAGAAATGCAACAGCGGTCAAAAAAACGGGATAGGTGATAGAAATGGTAGAGATTAACATCCATTCCATTAAGGAAAAGGGCAAGGAAGAGAACGAGGCGCAACTGACTATTTTTGAGGGGTGATCTGGCAATGGTGGACAAGATAGAATTCCCTTGGGAATCAGAAATCCCTTTGACGTGCCGCCGGTGCGACCGGGCGAAGTACGCCTACGCGCTGGCGCATGAAGTCTATCGGCTGCGGAACGAGAACGAGGCTATCCGCGCCGCCATGAGAGACGCTATGCGGATCGGTGGGGATAAGGTAGTCGAGGCTGTGCGGAAGTGGTGCGGGGCATGACCCGCGAGCAGGCCGTCAGGTGGTGTCAGGAACGCGGGTATGGATTTGTAGAGCTTGACAGGGGCGAGATTGTGTACACACATAAAGGAGGCATCAGACGTGAATATTGTGGAGCATCCGCCGCATTACACGAGCGGCAAGATAGAGACATGGGACTACATCGCGGATAAAAATCTGGACTACTTCCTCGGCAACGTCATTAAATACGTCAGCAGAGCCGGGCGCAAGGACGATTACATTCAAGACCTACTAAAAGCGCGGGCTTATCTGGACAAGGCGATTGACTTGGAGCACGAAAGGAGATCAACATGCAGCGAGTGAGAATCAAGCGGATGCGCGAGAATGCCGTTGCGCCTGGCTATAAGCACGTCGGAGATTCGGGATTCGATCTGACCGCCTGCGAGACGGTAGAAATACCTCCGCTGCAAACACGGGCCGTATCTCTCGGGGGGGGCATTCGAGATCCCCGAGGGCTTGGAGATTCAGATACGCCCTCGGAGCGGAGTCAGTCGGGATACGCCTGCGCTTGTCATTACTGGCACCGTGGACAGCTCCTATCGCGGTGAAGTCTCCGCAATCGTCCACAACCGGAGCAACAGCGACATGACGATTTACGAGGGCAAGGCGATCTGTCAGGGCATACTCGCGCCGGTGATTCGCGCATGTTTCAAGGAGTGCGACGACCTCAGCGAGACCGTGCGCGGGGCTACGGGCTTCGGGAGTACGGGGGTATAGACGAGAGGGCTTTCGCCCTCTTTTTTTGTGCCCCTTGCATTATCTTTCAGAGTAACAGGAATGTTATGGTAAACTATGATCATTGAATTTAATGTTATGGAGGTGCCCCGTGAAGCTGACGCTTGAGGAAAAACGAGTGATCGACAAGTATCTGTACAAGTATGAAAAATGGGGGCGACTCAGACGGGCGTGTCTGAGGGAGGCGGCGGCCTTGGAGGCAAAGTACGGGCAAAGGTCGCCGTCTGACTTCTCGCAGCTGGCAGAGCTTGGAACCAATGTAGTACGAAGCACGACGCGCGAGTCTCCGCAAGAGAGAGCTTTTGATCACAAATTGAGAGTTATGCGCGCACAACTGGATTACGCGGAGGTTTTAGCACTCCGAAGGCAGCGGGTAGAGATGGCGATGGAAGACCTTGAACCAGCATATAAGAGGCTGGTGGAGGAGCGCTATTTCAAGCGCAAGAGCATGGATGAATGCGTTGGCGCGATCAAGGGGATGACGGAACATCAATACAAAAAAGGGATAAGCGAAATAAGAAACACCTTAGCGGACTACGTGTTAGGGGTGTTCGCGCCGCCGTAAATTCGCCCTAATTACGCCACTATCATACAAAAACAAATATTATGATAGTAATATGGCATGTTGCAATCAGAGCCGGGGAGTGATCCTCGGCTCTTTTTTTGTGCCTTATTGGAGGTGAAGAGATGCGGCGTACGAGGCTCCAAAGGGAAGCGGACAAGGAGATGATGGCCGAGTTCATGGGGGATTGTATGGGCTGCGAGGGGGGCAGGGTGGGTTTCCCGGGGAGCGAACGGTGGGGGTTCCTGGAGGAGCTCAAGCACCAGATAGAGCGCAATGGCAGCATAGGCGGGGTAAGAAGGGGATAACTATGGGACGACTGGCATTGGTGAAGGTTCCCGGGGCCGGAAATCGTCCGCCACGGTTTTTTATCATGAATCGATCCAATGGAACTCTACCGCAAGGCGGGGTTATCCTGTGTACGGACGACGATTACCCAATACTCAAAATGACCGTCGAGTGGGCTGTAAAACATGCGGAGACGGGCAAGGACGTCACGCCGGAGGACTTTTTGTAACAAGCAACTAGGTAAAACAATGCCTCAATTCTGGCAATCTTATCAAGAAGCTGGAGCCTGCTATGCGCGAGTTCGATTTTACCTTCTATCGCGCGGGGGAAGGTACAGTAGACGCGTAGCCTGACAGCGGGGCTGGACGTATCGCTTTATCCTTTTATCTCGCGCGGTCCTAGCCGAGCCCCCCGCCTTCGGCTCGGGGAGACCTGGCCGGGGCGTTCCTGCAAAAGGGCACCCGGCCATCTTCCTTAGTGGTGCACCGTGGCGCATAGCGCTGGCGGACAGCCCGTGTGCGGCGAGCGGTGGGGGGGGGACAAAAAGTAGTGTCATACGAAATGAAAAGGTACTGTGTGGGCCTAGGGCGCAGGGGTCGGGCTACGCGCGACATTTTCCTGCATTAAAAATTAAAAAGCAAGGTGGCTAGTAGCTATCACAGGAGGCGGGGGAACATGAAAATCGAGACCGTGAAGTTGACAAAGCTGGTTCCGGACGATCGAAATGCACGGCTTCACAACGAGCGAAATATCGCTGAAATCGCGCGGAGCTTGCAGGAACTTGGCCAACATCGCCCTTTTGTCGTTCAAAAGGGGACAAATCGTGTCATTGTTGGCAACGGAATGCTGCAAGCCGCGCTTTCGCTCGGCTGGACCGAAGGTTTTGTGCTTTGGTTGGACGACGATAACCTTTCGGCGATTCGCCGGGGGATAGCGGACAACCGCACGGCGGAGTTGGCAGAGTGGGATGAGGATGTGTTACATGAATTGCTTGAGGAAATAGATAGCGAGGGCCTTGGCGTGCCCGGTTACACACCCGAGGAGATTGACGAGCTGATTGACGAATCTTTAAACAGCCTGCCCGCTATTATAGACAACTCGCACTTGAAAGACGATAGGGGCAGCAGGACCGCGAGCGGGAAAGGTGCGATGGTGGTTTCCATAGGCAAGATGTCCGCCTTGTTCGATTACGACAAGACGACGGCTTTATGCGACGCCATACGCGAAAAGCACGGCGACGACGACAGGGAGGCGATGGCGCATGTCTGCGAAGAGCTCTACGAAAAGTATTGCCATCCTTGCGGATAAAAGCGCGCTAAATATGTACACGCTGGCGACAATACGCCACCTGTGCTCTATATTTGGCGTAGCGGAGGCTGGCGCAGACGAGGCAGACGTGTTATGGGTGTCAATCAGCGACCCTGACGACATAAAGGTTCTGTGGGATGCGCGGAAGATTGCCAACGGGCGACCCGTGATAATGGGCGGCTTCGAGGCATGGTTCGGCGTCCCTTACCTCGCATGGGCCGACGCCGTGGTTGTCGGAGAGGGAGTTGAGTTTATACGGACGTGGGGAGAGCAAGGGATGGACGCGGCCCTTGATCTGCCTTGCGTTCTGACGATGGATAGATACAAGAGGGGTATTGAGGTGTTGCCGTCTTACGATGTTGGATACTTGGATATGCCTATCGTTAAGGTTGGCGGCAAAGTGCGATACTACTTTCTAGCCGGGCGATCAGCATGGCGTACGGCCTTGCACAGGTGTACCCCTGAGGAGGCTCTGGAACTGCCCCCGGAGCCGAAAGACACTAACGTTGAGGAGTCGTTTCGTAACTTCCGCGCAGGGCTGGATGGCAGGGGGCTGGGTTTTTTGCTTGATGGTTCGAGGAAGCTGAATGAAGCTGCCATAAAAACGCGCATAAAATAAGGCTGGTGTGTTAAATGGCCAAGGGGGCGAAAAAGGAACAGGCCGCCAAGGGGTTCACCCGCGTAAAGGTTAAGGGTAACTCCCTTGTAGTAGGTCAACAGGTAGTGGCAACTTTGTTCGGCGTGTCGACAAGCGCAGTGAAAAAATGGGAAGGCGAAATGGGACTCAAGCAAGCATCTGGTATGCCGGATGGATACTATGATCTCAAAGAGGTCATTGACTGGCGTATCAAGATGCTTGTTGGCAGCGATCCAGGGAAAACCAACGACCTCCGCACGGCAAAAATGGCCGTGGACTTGCAGTACCGCAAGACCCGCAGCGAGCGCGAAAAGTTGCTCTTGGAAATCCTGCGCGACGAGTACTACAGCAAGGAGGAGGCCGTCGAGGAGTGGGCAACGCGGGCGCTAGAGCTGAAAATAGCCTTGCTCGACTGGTCCAAGACTTTGCCGATGGAGCTTGCCGGGAGGGATTTGAACGAGATGGAGAGCATATTGCACGCGAGGGCGTGCGAGATACTGGGGGGGTTTTGTCGCCGTGGCAAATATACGTTTGACCCGGAAAGAGATTGAATCCCTTCGCCCCCCGGAGCGGCTGACGGTATCCGAGTGGGCTGACCGCAACCGCGTTCTCGACGTAAAAACAAGCGCGATGCCGGGCCGCTGGCGCACCGACACGGTGCCATACTTGCGCGGCATAATGGACACATTCAACGAGCCGACAGTCGAGACCGTCACCCTCTGCACCGCCGCCCAGGTCGGCAAGTCCGAAGCTATCAACAACTGCTTGGGCTACGCGATTGCCCAAGACCCCGGCTCAAGCCTCGTGGTGTACCCGACGCTGGACCTGGCCGAGTACACCAGCAAAAACAGGCTCATGCCGATGGTGGAGAGTTCGCAAGTATTACGCGACCGGCTGGACGCGCAGCGGACGGAGAAGCTGCAACTGCAATTCGTGGGCGCGTATGTCTGTCTGTCTGGCGCGAATAGCCCGGCCAGCCTTGCTTCGCGTCCAATCCGCTACCTGTTCCTGGACGAGGTGGACAAATACCCGCTGTTCGCCGGAGAAGAGGCCGACCCCATCTCGTTGGCACGCGAGCGCACGAAGTCTTTCCGCAATCGCAAGATAATTCAGGCGTCCACGCCGACCACTGAGCGCGGACGGATATGGCGCGAGTACGAAAGCGCGGACGTGCGGCGGTTCTATCACGTCCCGTGTCCGCACTGCGGCGAGTGCCAGAAACTGATAATGGCGCAGGTAAAATGGCCGGAAGAGGTCCGCGAGGCTAAGCGCGAGGCGCGGGGCGACCCGCAGAAACTTCGCGACGCCGGACAAATGGCAATGGCGTCCGCATGGTACGAGTGTCCATATTGTGGCGGCGTAATAGACGACTCCGACAAGCTGGATATGCTCCGTCGCGGTGGCTGGGTGGACGACCGGCAAGTGAGCACGCCGCGTCATGTGGCGTATCATCTCTCGTCAATCTATTCGCCCTTCGTGTCCTTCGGGCAAATGGCTACAGAGTTCATCGAGAGCGAGGAATACCCCGAGCGCCTGCGCAACTACATCAACTCGTGGCTAGGCGAGCCGTGGAGAGATACGAGGGTGGAGGTCAAGGGGCAGGACCTTCTCGCGCAGACCGGCGAGTATCGCCTTGGAGAAGTCCCGCACGGCGCGCACTTCCTTACCGCAGGGGTGGACGTGCAGAAGGACCATTTTTGGTGGGAAATCATCGGCTGGGGCGTAGGCGCGACATCTTGGGTGGTGGACTTCGGACGCGTTGAGACGTGGAACGAGCTATTGGACATAGTCACCGACAGGCAGTATCGCTCACAGGCTGGCGAGCTGATGCAGGTACGGCTTTGCGCCATCGACTCGGGCTTTCGCACTGACGAGGTGTATCAGGCTTGCACTGCCCATCTTGACGTGCTGAAACCGACCAAGGGTGCGTCGCACAGCCTTGGTGGACGATTCTACACCGTGTCAAATCTGGACAAAGACGGCTTTGTCGGGCTGAAGCTATGGATTACGGATACTGATTACTGGAAGGACTACCTGTTTGGACGCCTGCGCCGTGCGCCTGGTAGCGCTGGGGCCATGCACGTCCCCGTAGATTGTCCTGATTACTGGGGCGCGCACATGACGGCTGAGCAGAAGGTGATCGAGCGCAACAAGCGCACCGGCGCTGAGACTGAAGTGTGGTTAAAGGTGTCGCAGCACGCGCCCAACCACCTGTTAGACTGCACTGTGTACGCATGTCTGATGGCCGAACTTTGCGGCGTGCGATATCTGGTAGATGAACAGAGCGTCGAGCAGTCCGAGCAGCTGTCGCGTCCGGTGCCGACAGGCTCATGGCTGGGCAATAGGCAAGGCTGGTTGAGAAGAAGGTAGACTTAACCTAGGGGTTAATAAAGGCCGTCCCGAGAGGGGCGGCTTTTTTGTGTCTGAAAGGAGGCGAAGGCCATTTGACGTTGCAAGAAGAGCTTGAGCTTTACGAGGAGGCTTTACGCGCCGTTCTGTTGGCGCAGGAGTACCGAATTGGTGGACGGATTGTGACGCGGGCTGACCTGCGGGCTATCCAGTCGCGTATCGATTATCTGCGCGGGCAGATTGCTGACGAGAGTTACGGCACGACGGCTTACGCGAAATGGCCGGGGAGATGATGAAGCGGCTTGCGCGGTGGGTTCTCAGGATGGCAGCATACGACGGTGCCAGCCTTGAGCGTCCGCAGGGGGGCTGGAGGCCGGTAACAGGGAGCGCGCCGGAGCAGATCGACAAGCCGGAACGTCAGCTGCTAATCGACAGAGCGCGGGACCTTGAGCGCAACTCGGACCTGGCTGCGGCGGCGCTGTCGGCGATACTGCGAAACTCTATCGGCTCGCTGGGGATTGCACCGCAAGCGAGGGTTGTGAAGGGTGGTGGACAGGAGGACGAGAAGAAGAATGATTTAATCGAGGAACTCTGGCGCGAATGGGCGAGGCCGGAAACGTGCGACGTAGCCGGGCTGTCGTCTTTCGCCGAGATGCAATCCCTGGTCCTGCGTCGTCGTATCGTGGACGGGGAGGTTTTCGTCCGGAAGCTGTGGGTGAGGGGCGAGAAGTTCCCATTGAGGTTACAGATCATCGAGACCGACCAGCTCGACACGATGATCGACGAGAACGGCGCGAACAAGGTTTACCAGGGCGTCGAGGTGGATGAATACCTGCGCCCAGTGGCGTACTGGTTCCGTCCTGACCCAATGGATTTGACCAAGGACGCCGTCCGCGTGGATGCAGGAGAGGTTATCCACCTGTTCGACCGGCGGCGAGCCGCACAGATACACGGTGTGTCCGAGCTGGCAATCATCATGCAGCGGATAAAAGACTCAAAAGAGTTCATCGACGCGGAGCTGATGGCGGCGCGGATTGCAGCCTGCTTTGCGATATTTATTCGTAAGGCCAACCCCGGCGGTTTCATTGGGCGCATGGACACCGTCAGTGATGGAAAACCGGTGCAGGAGATTGTACCCGGCATGATTCAGTATTTGGGGCTTGGCGAGGATGTGGTGGAGGCCAAGCCGGACCATCCTCAGGCTACGGCGGCTGATTTTCTGTCGTTGCAGCAGCGGCTTATCAGCTCCGGGCTTGGCGCATCCTACGAAGTGACGAGCCGGGACATGAGCCGGGTTAATTATTCGTCGGCGCGGCAGGGGCATCTGGAGGACCGCAAGACGTTTACCACCTTCCAGCGGTACATGGTCGAGCACTTCTGCCGTCCGGTGTGGGAAACGTTCGTTGAATCGATAGTTTTGGCCGGACTGCTCAAGGTGGCTGACTTCCACGGCAAGCGCGAGCGGTACGTGGGCGCGAGATGGATTACGCCGGGCTGGGAATGGGTTGACCCACTGAAGGAGGTCCGGGCTGCGAGCGAAGCGATGGAGGTTGGGGCTACCACTCTGGAGGAAATCTGCGGGGCCAAGGGTCTGGACTGGCAGGAGGTATTGCGACAGCGTGCGCGAGAGCAGCGATACGCTGAGGAGCTTGGCGTGAAGCTGGGCGCGTTGCCGCCGCAGGAAATAGACGCGACGGCTGAGGATGAAAACACCGGCGCGGCAAATACAGGCAAGGGGGAATGACATGACGCAAGCAAGGAAACCACCCGGAGCGGCACGGGGCAAGCCGCCGGAGGAGCGGCGCAAGGAAACGCTATACCGTGAAATGACCATTGACGGAAACCTCGATAAGGAACAGCGACTTGTAGAGGTCTCTTTTTCCAGCGACGTGCCGTACAAGCGGTACGACTTCTGGGATGGCAAATATTACGAGGAGGTGCTGTCTCACGAGAAAAACGCCATCGATTTGAAGCGTTTAACGGACGTCGGCGTGGTGCTGGTGAATCACGACAGCCGTACTCTGCCTGTCGGTGTAGTCGAGTCCGCATGGGTAGAGGGGGCGTCGCGCGGCAAGGCCATTCTGCGCTTCGACGATGACGAGATGGGAGAGTCCGTGTTTCAGAAGGTCCAGAAGGGCATCATGCGCGGAGTGTCTGTCGGATATGCCGTGCACGAGTGGGAACTAAAGAAGGGCGAGGATGGGGCGCTGGACAGAGAAACAGCGACCCGCTGGGAGCCCCTGGAAATATCCATCGTGTCTGTACCTGCAGACGCGACCGTAGGGGTGGGGCGTGCAGTGGATTTGGACATACCGGACGTGGAGCCGGAAACAGAGATAGGAGGTCAAGAAGTGGACAAAATAAAGAATGACGTGGTTGTCGAAGAGACGATCAACGTGGAGCAGGTTCGCAGCGAGGGGACTCGCAGTGAGCGTGAGCGTATCAGGGAAATCATGGAAGTTTGCGCCCGTCACGGCGTGGACGCGGTGAGGTTCATCGAGGAGGGTTCGAATGTCAATGACGTTCGCGCCGCCATCCTTGACGAGCTGGCGACGAAGCAGGCTGCGACGAAGGTATCCTCGGCGCATGTTGAGGTGGACGAGCGCGACAAGTTCCGCGATGCCGTGATCGACGGCATGAGCAAGCGGTCCGGGCTCAAGACAGACAGCGACGAGCGCAATGACTACGCAGGCATGAGTTTCCTCATGATTGCGGACCGCTGCCTTACCCGCGCCGGAGACAACCGCAGGGGGGAGCCGATGGCGTGGCTTTCGAGGGCCATGAGCACGTCTGATTTCCCCTACATCTGCGGGGCTATCGCGAACAAAGCTCTGCTGGAAGGCTGGAAGGACGCGCCGGAGTCGTGGACACAGTGGTGCGGCGTGGGCAGCGTGCCTGACTTCAAGCCGCAGACCCTGGTTGGCATAGGCGCATTTGGGCGGCTGCCATCCCTGATTGAGGGCGAGGAGTACAAGTTTACCGAGCGCGTCGAGCACGCGGAGACCGTGAAGATCGGGACCTTCGGGCAGATGTTCGGGCTGACCCGTCAGACGATCATCAACGACGACCTGTCGGTGTTCAGTGACGTGATGCGCGAGCTTGGCGCTGCGGCAAAGAGGACGATCGCCGCGTTGCCGTACGAGCTGCTGGCTGATAACCCGGTGATGGGCGACGGCGTGGTCCTTTTCCACGGCGACCACGGGAATATTCAGGCCAGCTCCGGCGCGAACGTTAACGTGGATAAGCTGAACGAGGGCGTGCTCAAGATGGCCGAGCAGAAGGACATCGGCGGGAAAAAGCGACTTGGTATAGTCCCGCGTTTCCTGCTCGCACCCGTTACCAAGCGAGGCGTCTTCGAGCAGTTTTTTGCCACTGAGCTGATCGGCGGGGTGAGCAATTCGCCGAACATCGTTAACACGTGGTTCAAGGCCGGTGGGCTGACCGTAGTCTACGATCACAATCTCGACGACAGCGGTACGAACGGCAAAAAGGCATGGTACTTGGCCGCCGACAAGGGGCGCACCGTCAAGGTGTACTTCCTGAACGGCGTGCAGACTCCGTACCTTGAGAGCCGCGACGGGTGGACCGTGGACGGGACCGAGTGGAAAGTCAGGATAGACGCTGCTGCGGCGGTCACCGACTATCGCGGGCTGTATCGCAACGCTGGCGAAGCCTAGGTTAGGAAAGGTTAAAGGGGGTAAAAAGATGGGCAAAGTTGCAGAGTTCAGACATGAGGGAACAGTCTTCGATTGGGCGAATGAGAGCGGTTCGCAGATCAACGCGGGAGACATCGTCCCGCTCGGCTCTTGCTGCGGTGTAGCGATCACGGACATTCCCGACGGGGGAACCGGGAGCGTGCGTGTGTCCGGTGTGTACGACGTGGAGGGCACGAATAATTTTTCGCTGGTTCAGGGCGCGGTCGTGTACTACGACGCCGCGACAAAGAAAGCCACGGACAACACGGCAAAGCACTTCCTCGGAATCGCCGCGCTGAAGAAAGCTACTGCGGATAAGATCGTGCGCGTCAAAATCGGGTACGAGTGGCATACGCCGTATTCCGGTGAGGAGGTAATCAGGCATAAGAACACCTCCGGGAGCAAGATCAACGAGGGCGACGTGGTGGGGTTCACTGATTTCGTCGGCATCGCCGCCGAGGATATCGCGAATGCCGAGACCGGCGACATCTACATTACCGGTGTGTACGAGCTTGCAGCCGAGCATGACTCGACAGGGAAGGACTTTACCGCTGGCGACTTTTTGTACTTCGCGTCTGACGCTCTCACAAAGACTGCTGCAAGTGGCGTACCTGTCGGGATTTGCGTCGAGGACAAAACCTCTGCCGGTGAGAAGGCGAAGGTTCGCCTTGGCCCCGGCATCCCGAGGGCGGCGGTTTAAGTGACGCTGGCCGAGCAGATGCGAGCTGACTCGGCCATTTTTTTCAATCTGGCCGAGCATGGCGAGTTGATCACGTACAACGGAGCGGAGGTCCCGGCGGTAGTCGAGCCGGGACTTTCCATTACGAAGGGAAACGCCTTCGAGACGATGGAGGGTATGAGCGCGTCCGGGCTGGTGTGGCTGTCGGAGGAGGACGTGTCGAAGCCGAAGACCGGCGACACGGTGGTTCTGGCGAATGGGACGACCTTTGAGGTGGTGCGGATTCTCATGACGAACGGCGGCGTTCACCAGCTGGAGATCATGGGCGACGAAAACCCGTGGGGGACCGTAAGTTCAAAACAGGTGCGGGTGGTATAGATGCCCGTCCACGTCGAAATCACGGACTACGCCACGCCGTGGCTTGAGTGGGCCGCGAAGGAGTTTCCGAAGTTCACCGCGTCCGCATTGAAGTCTACGGGCTGGATGATGCAAAAGGAGATCAAGGAGGGGATTGCCCGTAAAGCACCCGGCGGCAAGGCGTATCTGCCGACGATGCCGGCGAAAAAGCGCAAACTCTTCGAGCAAGCCTTCGGACGCACTCCGAAAGGGCAGTACCCGGTAATGGGGAAGCTGAGGCAGGCAATCGGGTACGAGTTCAACAAAAATCGCCAGGAAGTGACTGTCGGTTGGTTGTCAATCTCGGCGGTGCGAATCGGCAAGCGGCTTGAAGAGGGGTTCAGAACGCCGGTGTCCGACAAGATGCGGCTCGCGCTTGCCAGCGTGGGAATATTCACCAGGAGCGATGTTTGGGACGTGCCGCCGCGTCCGACAATCGGGCCGATGTTCGATTATTTGGAGCCGCGCATACATCCACACCTTGAAGAAAAAATTTGGTCCAAGGTGGAAGGGCAGGGACAGAGCGGAACGGCGCGAAATCCAAAAAAGAAATATATCGTGAAGGGCGAGTGGTGGTGATGGTATATGGCGTCCTGCGGGAGCTGGCGCAGGGGTTGGCGAATGACTCCGAACTGCTGGCGTGGTGTCAGTCGAAATACGGCGCGCCGCCGACTGTGATGCTGGGCGTTGACCAAAAGCGCCCACCATCCCCAGCAGACGTGCCGTTCGTGGCTTTCAGCACTTCCGAATCGACAGAAAAGGGTCTCCTGACACAGGGGACCCTTTTTTTTGACGTGGTTTGGGGCGTGGTGAACGAAAACAAGGAGACGGACGGCAGCCTCGTGGAATACGTAGGAGCGCGGGAGTGCGACGAAATGGGGGAGCTGGTAGCAAAGGCGTTGGAGCGAGTCGAGCCACATTTCACGACTGCGACAGGCAATTACACGATTGACCTTGCGACAGCATGGTTCCCGCTCTGGTGCGGGACCTTGAACATGACTTTGAATTTGAGGAGGTAAAAGAATGGCGAATGTGCTGAATGCCAACGACATCATCATTGGAACCGGTGAAGTATTCATTGACGGTGCCAGTGTTGGACAGGTTGACGGCGAGGTGAATTTCACTCACTCGAAAACCAACTACGAGAAAAAATCCGGGTTCCCGGCTACCACGGTTGTATCTGTTCTGACGGAGGAGAGCGCGTCGAGTACGTTCAATCTGCTTGAGGCCAACCTTGAGATGCTTCGGAAGCTGATGCCCGAATACCCGGAGATCGTCGAAAACGCGACTGCGGAAACCGGCGAGGAGAATGGACTCGCGATTTACAAGGGGCGGCATACGAAGCTTCAGCAGAACAAGCTAACCAGCCTGACGCTAAAATCCACGGCAGGGACAGAGACCACGATTATCGGGGGCGAAGCACCCGGTAGTTCTGTTACGTACACGCTTGCTTATGTTCCAAAGTCTGTAAGCGCCGTGTACGACGACGGCACGCCGGTTACAGTCGTGGAGAGCGCGCCGAGCGGGGCGACGGAGTGTACCGTGACTCTCAGTACCGGAGTGATTACTTTTGGAGCCGCCCCTACCGGGCCGGTGACTGCGGATTACGTCACAGTTGCTGCGGTGAGCCTGACAGATGACGAGTACTTTGCGGACCTTCTGGCGGGGAGTTTCTATCTGCTCGACAGCAGCACGATAAACCCGAAAGCCGTTGACGCTGAATACCTGTACATGGGAGCGGAGGGGAAGGGCTTTGGTGTTGGTGGTGCGTCCACCACTGATCAAACATTTCTCGTTGAGTTCGTGCACCCGCGTCGGGACAAAAAGTTCCGCGTAATCAAAATCTGGAAGGGCATAATCAGCGGCGACTTCAGCATGAACTTTCAGGAGCAAGCGGAGGCCGTGGTCCCGATCAACGTTACCGCCGTGGCCGACAGCTCGAAGGCATCTGGAGTTCAGCTCATGACCGTCATGGACATAGTGAAGCATCCTTACAGGCCGTAGGTGAAGGTCATGCGCGACTTTCCGAGACCGGCGCCTGTGGAGGTTGGTATCCACGGCGAGAATCATGCACTCCATCGCTTGACATACGCTGACGTTTTCGAGCTGCTGGGACAGGCGACGGAGACGATGCGCGAGCAATTGCAAGAGCCGTCCGCGCTTCTCGGGCTGGACGTCATGGGACCGCTGGTGGGAGAAATCCTCCGGCGGTCCTTCCCGTCTTTCGAGGGGTGGGCAGAGCTGCCGCTTGAGCAGGCGCAGGGGCTCCTCGAAGTGGTTGTTGAAGAGAACGACCTTCCGGGGATAATTGAAAATTTTTTCAAGCTCCGGGACAAGGTGACGGCGACAATCCCGCAACAGTCCCGGAAGAAATAGTCTGGCCGTACCTTCTACTCTCCCTGCGTGCGCGGTTCGGCTTTACGGCTGACGAGTTCCTGGGGCTGACGTATTGGCAAGCCATCGGATATTTGCGAGCAATACCGCACGTCCTCGGGATGGAAAGCGAATCGTCCGAGCCGCGCAAGCAGGGCATGACGATAGACGAGATGGTGGCCGCCGGGATTGTGGCTCCCAGCTGAGGTGGTGAGAAAGTGGCAAAAGACAAATCAGTGCAAATAGTCGTATCCGCCGAGGTTAAGAAGGTGATAGATGCTTTCGACTCGGCGGCGAAAGGCATTACGAGGTTCGGACACGAGACCGAGAAGATCGGCAAGGCGATAGATGGCGTATTCGCTCCGCTCATGAAGGGGCTGACTGTCGCCGTTGGTGCCATCACTACCGGCATGGGGGCTTTAACGAAAGCGGCCTTGTCGGTGGGGGGCGAGTTCGAATACGCGATGACGCGAGTAGCGGCTGTCAGTCGTGGAACAACAGAGGACATGGACGCGCTGACTGCGAAGGCGAAGGAGCTTGGCGAAAAGCTGCCGATTACGGCTACGCAGGCCGCTGATGCGATGTACAGCCTGTCGCAGGCGGGCATGAGCGCAAAGGAAACACTGCAAGCTATCGACGGCGTGACTTCGCTCGCGATAATCCAAAACTACGGGTTGGCCGAATCTGCCGACCTGGTGACCTATACCCTGCGAGGGTTCGGGCTTGCCGCAGACCAGACGAACAGGGTGGTGGACGTTTTTAACAACTCCATCTCGTCTTCGCTGCTGTCCGTTCAAAAGCTGGCGACGGGCATGACCGACATCGCCCCTATTGCCAAGCGGTTGGGAATCTCGCTTGAAGATGCTGCCGCCATGATGGGCAAGTTGGCCGACGCCGGATTCCAAGGTTCCGAGATAGGGACTTCTCTGCGCAACATCATGATCAACCTTGCGAAACCGACGACTGAGGCGGCCAAGACTTTTGAGCGGCTTGGGGTTGAACTTACGGATGCGTCCGGGCAGATGCGCCCGGTAATTGACATTTTGCAGGATCTCAAGGAGAAGAATTTGAGCGTGGCTGACGCCACGGACATCTTTGGCAAGCGAGCCGCAGCGGCGTCGCTGGTGCTGGGCGATGCGGCGGCAGAGCTGAGGCAATACTCGAAAGAACTGGGAGAGGTCGGACGCACGCAAGAGATGCTTGGCAAGATGCTTGACACCTTTAAAAACAAGGTCGAGGGCGTGCGAAGCGCGTGGCAGACCGTGCTGATTACGGTGTTCGAGCAGATAAGCGACAAGTCCAAAGAAGTGGCCGATTACATCCGGGACCTTGCGGTCGAGTTCAAGAAGTGGGGGGAGGAAAGCAAGGTCTTCGAGAAGGTCATGATGGCGCTTTTCGATGGCCTTGGGCTCGTTGTCGGCAACGTAGAGTTGTTCCGCGACGCGCTGAAGTCGATTGATGTTGATGCTGTCGCGGAAAAGTTCAAGGGCTTTGCCGAAGGTGTGCGGGCTCTTTTCGACGCATTTGCCCGGCTGGCCAGCGGCGTTCCGTGGCGGTTCTTGGCTGAGCATTTGGACAAGATCACATACACGATTGTTACTGGGTGGGCCGCAGGGAAGATCATCCTGATCGGGAGTGCGATACTGAAACTGAGCGCCGGGTTCATAACCCTTAGCAAGGGCATGGCGGCGGTGGCGGCTGTCAATCTTGCAACAACTACAGCAAGCCTGACGGCCCTTGGTGGAACTGCCAAGGGGATAGGCCTGCTTTCAACGTCGCTGGACGCGCTGAAAATGAAATTGGGGGTCACCGTCGCAGCTGCGTGGAGCCTCAATAACGTAATTCAGGCAGTCGGCAAGTCTTGGGAATGGTGGAAAAAGTCCAGGGAGGCTAAGGAGTCTGTCGAGCAAGACAAGATGATGGCTGAAGTTGTGGAACGATACAATGAAGCCATCAGGGGCAACGCCGAGGCGATGGCCGCCCTTCCCCCCAGGTACAAGGCGCTTGCTGACGCCAACATTGAAGCGCAAAAGGCAACGAAACAGTTGCAAGACGCTCTTGGCGGCACCGCCGACGAGGCGCGAAACATGACGCTTGAAATCCTCAAGGGGTCGGACGAGACGGGGGAGAAAATAAAACGGCTGGCCGATGTCTGGCGCACGGCCATAGAGGGGAACTTCCGACTGGCTGGCGAAGCCGGGCTGACGTCCTTCCTGTCGATGTTTGATAAATTGCCGCCTGAGATGCAGGAGATCATGGTCAGGGTTGTGGACGTTGTCCGTAAGGGTATGGACGACATGGAAGATGTGCTTGAGGGTGGCGGAGAAAAGAAATCGTTCGTGCAGTCGGTGACGGAAGGCATACAGGCCGCCATAACGGAATACCAGACGTACGCCGCTGAGATGGCGGTCAAGACGGAAGAGCTTATCGAGGCCACGGGGATAAATGCCCGCGAGGCTTGGGATGCGCTCGAAAAGGACCTGCTCGCGAAGGCAAAAGAGACTTCCGACGGGCTGGCCAAGGAGTTCAAGAACCCGGCTGTTGCGCAGGCATTTGCGCAGGCCTTCGGCGACATGGCCAAGGCCGCCGGGGACGGAATGACGCTGCGAATAAGCGACTCGTTGAAAGACGTCAAGAGCTCGATCAGCGAGATTTCCAAGGAAGCGCGGACGGCGATTGACGGGTTTCTCAAGGACATGGAGGACCTGGGGCCAGCCTTCCAGAATCTACAACTCAAGCAGGTGCGCGAGACTACGGACTCAATCGTGTTCACCGCTGATAATGGCATGAGCAAGGTCGTACAGGTGTACGACAAGGCCACCGGCGAGATCAAGAGTGTGTCGCAGACGATAGCCGATAGTGGGAGAGAAACATCCGGTGCTTTTGGAAAGGCCGCGCAGGACATTGAGAACGCCGGGCGGCGCACCGGCACCGCGTGGACCGAAGGTGCGGTCCGACCGTTGGAGCAGACCGGCGAGGCTGCGAATGGCGCGGCTCAATCTATTGTCAAGCTTGGCGACGGAGTGCAATCTGTCGGTGAGCATGTCAAGGGAATCGCGACCGCCATAGCGGACGCGATGAAAGACCTTGAGCAGGGCATAACTGCGGCGGTGAACGCCTTGACAGAGGGGTTCAAGACGGCTGGCGAGGAGATAGGCGAGATTCTGCGAGAGAAGATAATTTCAACGTTGCAGAATGCCATCCCGTCTTTTGCCGCTGTCGCCGAGAGCGCCGGGCAGGCTATGGGCGCGAGCATGGGTTATGCGATGGAAAACGCTATGCAAGCGAGCTTCCAAAGAATCAATCAGGCCATTGACGCCATGGCACGCCGGGCCGCTGCGGCTGCAAAGGCCGGAAGCGGGGGCGGGGGCGAAGGTGGCGGCGGGGGCGTAGATGTTGCCGCGCTGGCCGCTGCTTACGCAAGGGAGGGGTAGTTGTGAAGATTCTTAGCGAGGATGTTAGGTATCTTCCGACATTGGAAGGGTACCGGCAAAGTGTGACGGCCATCGGCGTGCATCGTCGCACGCTCGACGGCTCGATGGACACGCACAGAAGAGCCGTCAAACGCGGCTGGACGCTAACACTCGTAGACCCGGACCGCGAGCTGTACGAGTCCCTTATACCTCGTCTATCTGGCGAGCCTTTTGATTATGAGGACCTAGACGGCAAGTCTTACAGCGTTGTTTTAATGGGGCTGGTTCCCTCTGGAATCAGTCCCGTTTTTGAGGTCACAATCACGCTGGAGGAATCATGATGATTCGCTGCATGATGCCGTACAGGAGCGAGGACCGCTTCAAATGGGCTATGGCCGTGCGCGGTGCATCGTATGCGAAAGTCAGAGCGAGGATGAGGAAAGTCTCAGTGTCCACGATACGGCTTTCAATGGGGTGGAACCAGAACGCGGCAAGATTCGGGCTGTCGCTGAGATCACCTGTGTCTGGGATTGGAACGTGCGAATGGAGCCTGTCTATAAAGCAAACCGTAGCCCCAAGTCTCATGTCCTCGGCGGGGCAGCTATTACCGGGCAGTTCGCTTGACAGTCTCCCGAACGGTGAAACTCAGTGCACTCTGGTATTGCGAAATGCGCCAGTTACTGGCGAGGAAATATCCGTGTGGACCGCAGATGGCGTAGTGCTGTTCTCCGGCTCGATTGCACGAAGTACCTATGATGCGAGCGCGGACACGTGGACTGTCGTGGCATCGGACCCGCTCTCTGCAAAAAGCTTGGATGACGAGATCAGCGTGGACACGGCAAGGGAAATTACTGAGGTTTTGCCGTTCGAGATCGTAGACATGACGCTACCATCGGAGTACCAGACGATACCGGGGCTTGAAAGAATCACCATGCGCTATTGGGTGCAGATGCTCGAAATACTAAAGGACGCACGGCTTTTCTATGATTCATTTGAGGGCGTGTATGTGCTGTCAAATCTCCCGCGAGTCTGGAAAATACAAAGGCTGCTTTCATTTAGCGAGGAGATAGACGCAATGCAGTATTTCAACGTCGTAGTGGTCGAGCAAGATGACACTTGGGAAGAGCCCGCAACCCGGGAGAAAAGGACGAAAGAGTATAAAGGGTTCACTTTGAAGACAGATGCTGAGGGAGAAAAGGTGCACAGCATGTATCTGTCGAAAGGCAACGAAGTGGTAGTTGACGAAAGCTTTGAGTATGACGAAAGGCATCAACTTGTTAGAAGTCAATCAAAAAAGGACGCCAAGACTACGACGAAGCAATACACAATCTACAACGGCGAAGTGCCGTACATTACGCGAGAATTGATGCTCACTATCGACTCTGAGGGAGAGGCGGCTTTTGACGAGAGGGTAGACAAACGTACGGAAGTTGTGACGAGCGATGAAGGCGATATAGTCGTCCGCGTTGTAGAGTCAAGGGAATACTGGGAAGCCGAAACGCGCTGGGTGGTGGATTAAATGGCGAGCATGTCTCCGAGTGATTTTATGCGGAAGGTGAGTCGGGGGGAGTATATTCCGGTTCCGACAGACGTTAATGGCTTTAGCGTAACGAACTTGGACAGCAAGTACAAGGCCTATGAAGGCGGCACCTATAAGATTGACGACCCTAAATATGGGAGCGTCGGCTCGGTCCATTTGAAACCTCGCGTGTTGGGGGGCACCCCCTGGAGCCTCGCAACAGGTAGCGGTGTAGTCTTGGCCGGGTACAGCTCAAGCGGATACAAAATCAACGTAAAAATATCAAGCAGCGCGAAAGGTTCAGTCATAATTCGTGGCGAGTGGGACGCAACTACAGTTGTACGCGACAATAAGGGGAATAGAGTTTTTGACGGGTGGAGGGGTTTGGAAACCCTTCTCTCTTTTGAGATCGCCGGGGATGTTTCACCAACGCCAGGACAGCCAGATATACCTACCCCCCCACCAGGCTCAGACCCTAGCCCCATTCAACCTTCGCCGCCCCCCCCCCCCCCCCCCCCCCCCCGCCCCCCCCCCCCACCCCCCCCAAACCCTACAAAGAAACCCTGACCAGGCCGACCGGGGTGGGCAGCGGGGCGGCTGCTGGGGG